TGAGCTCGTCGACCTTCATCGACGAGTGGGGCGAGGTGGAGGCAGGCGTCGCGTCCCGGGAGGTGTATCCCTGGGTCATGAGCCGCTCTGCCTTTTCCTCGGACACGTCTACCAGGGCGCCGTTCGGCGCGATCAGGGCGACCATCAGACGAGGTCGTGGATCTTGGCGAAGGCGTTCAGGTCCGCGATGCCCCAGCCGTAGACGACCTCGGCGCGGAACGCGACCTGGTTGTTGCGCTTGAGGTCGCCGCCGCCGTCGGGGTCGCCGTAGCGGATGACCTCGAGGCCGATCGTCTTCTGGATGCCCCAGCGGATCGCGTCGAAGTTGCCGACGAAGCCCAGGACGTTGGTGTTGACGGCGAGCACGCCGGTGCCACGGACCGTGTTGGAGACCGAGGCGCGGTGGCCATCGAGCTCGGACGTCTCGACGCCGAGGCGGAAGTTCGGGTAGAGCTTCTGCTCCGAGTTCGTGCCGCGCAGGGCGGAGAACTTGGCGGCGTACGTGGGGTCGAGGGCGATGTCCCGGGGGACGTAGCCGTCGGCCAGCACGAGGCCGTCCGCAGCGTCCAGGCTCACGTAGGGCTTGTCCGCGGCGACGTACTCCACCAGGTTGGTGGTGTCGGTGAGACCGCCGTTCATGGCGGCCACGACGGCGCCGCCGGTCGGGTTGATCTCGTGGAACACGCCGAAGTCGAGCGCGCGCGAGAGCGCCGGCTGGATCAGGTCGAGGATCTCGTCCACGACCTCCAGGCGACGGTCTTCGTCGGCCCACAGGACTTCCTCGTTGAAGCGGAGGGTCTTGTGGAACTTGAACGGCTTGATGGTCTTCGTGGTGGGCGTGATCGTGGAGGCGCCCTTCTGAGCACCCTCACCGACGTACTCGGCCTCGCCGATGTCGAACGTCCAGGTCTCGCCCTCGCCGTAGGTCATCGGCGTCGGGGTGGACAGGCTGGCAACGGCCGAGCCGTTGCTGATCTTGCCCAGCCAGGGCGCGATCTTCTGCTTGGGGATCGCGAGCGATCCGGTTGCGAACGTAGCCATGATGGCTTCCTTTCGAGGGGTCTACTCCGCCGCGCCGAACAGCTGGTTGACGAACTCGCGTTCGTCAGTGGAAGTGGCGGGGGATGATGGCTTGGTCTGCCCCTGGAGCGGGGCGCGGTTGCCGTTCTTCTTGCGGTCCGAGTCGAGCCCCTGGATCGCCTTGACCTGCTCGAGCAGCGCCGCCGGGTCGGTGGCGGTGAGCAGGATCTTGCGGTCCTCGGGGACGACGCCCAGCGTGACGAGCGCGTCTCGCAGGCCCTCGGCGACCCGGGCGGGAACCGCCGCGACCTCGGCCTCAGCCTTGGTGATGCGGTCGGCAGCCTTCTGGGCCTCCGTCTTCCCGGCCTCCTCGAGCTCGGCGAGCCGCACGGCGGCGGCCGAGTTCTCCTTGGCGCGGGCCTCGTTCTTCTTGGACAGGGCCTTCCACTTCTCTACCTCGGCGGCAGGATCGACCTCGGCACCCTCCGTTGCGGCGGTGTCGGTCGTCTGCGACTCGGTGTCGGTGGCAGTGGCGTCGTCGGACATGGTGTTCTCCGTTTCGGAAAGGACCGGCAACCGTTTCGGTGCCGTACACCCCGCGCGAGGCGGGGAAATCTCAGGCGTACTCCTCGACGGCGCGCCGGATGAGGGCGTTGTGCTCGTCGAGTCGTCGCTGTGCGTCCGGGTCGCCCTTCTCGGCGGCCCGACGCAGGTCTGATGTGCGGATGCTGGCCTCGTAGGCGAAGACATCCACCTCGGGGGCGTTCTGGTCCCAGGACGGGACGGCGGCGCAGTTGCAGTCGCCGTGCGACGCGAAGAACGCCGACGACTCCTTGTAGACGGCGCCGCGCTGGGCGAGCATCCGGCAGAAGCGGCACGAGCCGGAGCGTGTGACGCGCTGCCAGCCCGAGGCTCGAGGATCGCGGTCTGTGGCTCTGGCGACGGTCTCGCGGCCGGCGGCCAGTGCGTACTTGCCGGTCGATGCCGTCAGGGTCAGCAGGGCGTCCGCGGGGCTGTCCGTGAACAGGGCGCCCGCAGCACGGCGCACCAGACCCTCCGTGGCGTCCTCGTACGGTGACACCTGCTCTGCGGCCCGGTAGGAACCCGGCACGCCTGCGGCGTCACGCATCTCGTCGTACCAGTCCGCCGCGAACGACGCCGCCACCTCGCCGTACTGCGCGACCAGCAGCGGGACGAACTCCAGCAGCTGGTCGCGAGCAGACTCGGGGCGGTCCAGGTTCAGCGAGGCGAAGAACGCGGTCAGGTCCCGGTCGACGAGGGCACGGACGCCGATCAGCGCCTGACGCAGTTCGGCAGCGTCGGCAGCCGAGACCACTACGCCACCGGCTCAGGCTCAGCCGGCTCCTCGGGCGTCGCCGCGGCGAGCCCGGCCAGAGAGCCGGCCAGACGCCCACGTCGCATCTCGGCGACCGCGCGCTTGACCTGCTGCGGATCCAGACCCAGGAGCTCCAGGCCGACCTCGGTCCGCGCGAGCTCCGGCACTGCCGCGATCTGCTTGGAGCCAGCGTCAGCCATCGCCGCACGCGACAGGTAGCGCGGGTCACGCCACTGCGTGTCGATCGTGCGGTACTCGTCGGGGACCTCGGTGTGCCCGTTCTGCATCGCCAGGGCGATCCGGAACACGTACTTGAGGTTCGGGTCCCACTCATCTGTGGCGCCCTCGGCCTCGGCGATCAGCTCGTACTGCGACGAGTCGTACGCCTCGGCCGACGTCGGGTTGGCGAAGTCGGTGATCGCCACCGACGAATCCGGAAGTGACGCCTCGCGAGCGAACAGCTTCGCGTACATGTTGACCGTCGCCAGGTGCGGTTCCGGGGACGCGGCGTCGAACTTCTTCACGTCCGCTCGCGCGAGCTGCGGCGCGTCGGACTGGAGCACGTCCACGTCGTCCGGGATGCCGCGCATCCGGCCGAGCATGACCTGCATCTGGGCCTTGAGTGTGCCGTCGTCGTTCTGGAATACCGACTCATCGGCGCCCAGCAGCCACCACTCAGGGAAGCTGTATACGTCCATGTGGCCCTCGAGCCGGACCAGCTCGCGCGCCGCGGCCATCTGGAAGCCGCGCAGGGGGCGCGAGATCCGAGAGCGGCCGAACGCCCGCTTGAGGCGGGGCTTGTACGGCAGCGGGGCGGCCGGCACGCCGAACGTGTGCGCTGAGACGGACGACTTCCACTTCCCGGCGTCGAACTCGCCGGTAACGGTGCGGCCGTCGAGGTAGAGCGTCAGCGCCGTCGGACCGCCGTCGTCGCGCGCGTTCACCCAGACCATGTTGTCCAGACCGCGGCGGCGCGTGTTCCAGTCGCCGGTAGCGTCCGACGCGTCCGCGAAGTGCACTAGCGCGTCAGGTTCGTCACCGTCGCCTCGGGACGCCACGACGAACGACGTCGCGTGGATCAGCGAGGAAGTGATGCCCTGGTCGACCTCAGAGCCGAGGCGGTTCCCCTCCCAGAGCTCGACAACGCCGAGGTCGTCGAGCTTGCCATCGGGCCACACGAGGCTGTCCAGGTTGCACCGGCGGCCGAGGCCGTCGACCGCCTTCTGTGCCCAGCCCAGCACGAGGCCGAGCTTGTAGTACTGCTCCGGCACGACCCCGCCGTGCAGCCGGCGCAGCCGCTCTTCGGCGTCGTACAGGCGGTCGACGAGGGTGTTGAACAGCGCCTTCTCGTCGAGCACCTTGAGCAGGTGCTTGAGGGTGTCGTTCTCGTCGTCGGACAGGTCCGGCAGGGTCACACTTCGCGTCGTAACGCTCACACGCCTGCCCTCCTTCGTCCGTCGCTGCTCGTGCGGCGCCCGGTAGATCCACCGGTGCGGCCCTGGCCTGTCATGGGCTTCCTGCCCGTCGTCGCGCCGTAGACCGCAGCCGCGGCCGACTCCACGGGCGTGACGTCGGCGTCCGGCGTGGCCGGGGTGAAGCCCCAGCCACCCGCCTTGCCGATGTCACGCTTCGCTCCGAGCGAGACCGAGAGGGTCAGGCCCGGCTGCCCGATGTGCGTCAGCGTGCGCTCGTTCACGTGCCGCACGAGTGTCGCGTTCGCTGCTACGGCCGTGTCTGCACCGAGCACGAGGATTCGCTTGGCCGGTACGCCGCGCTTGGGGTCGCGGAGCAGGTTCACGAGGTCGCCGACGCCAGCCTTGCCGTCGATCACGATGACCGACGCCTTGCGCCAGCGGGCCGCGAGCCAGTCGGCAAGCGGTGTGAGGCCCTGGCCCATCGGTGTGGGTGGGAATGCCTCGACGTGCACGCCGTCGTCGTTGGCCAGCGCCACCGAGACGGCGTACCGCGAGCCGTCCAGGGAGAACTTCACGCCGTACGCCAGGTTGCCATCGGTCGGTGCGCCGGCGGGCGGGATAGCCAACGGGTCCCAGCTCGGGGCCAGGATCACCGGAGGCAGGATGCCAGCGACATCCCAGATGCCGTAGCCCTCACGCCAGAACGACTCGGCGCCGAGGTTCTTCCACATGCGCAGGATCGCGGTCTTGGGTGTGTGCTCCGGGAAGCTCGGGTTCGCCCTCGCGACCTGTTCCCAGTCGATACGGTCCCGCGGCGTCTTGGCGGCGTCGGCGCTGAATTCGACGTACAGCAGGTCGTCGGCGCCGCCGGACATCGCCTCGGTCCGCTTGCGCGTGAACACCTCGCCGTTGTCGGTCGGCCGCGGGGGCGTCCCGACGATGAAGAACAGCGGGTTCTTGGCCCGGTTCTGCGTCGGCAGCATGTCGTCCAGCGCGGTCTCGCCCAGCCGCTGGCCCTCATCGAACACGAGGATGTCGACGCCGGCCATGCCGAGGCCGAAGCCGTAGTCGCGCGCACCGAACAGGATGCGCGAGCCGTTGATGAACCCGACCTCGCCCTCGCCGTTGGCGACCCGGACGTAGGCGACGAAGGGCTTGACCGCCTTGCGGCGAGCGAACCCCTGCATCGACCGCAGGGTCTCCTTCGCCGTGCGCAGCTGCTGCGCGGTCCAGAGGGCGGTGAAGTTCGGGAAGATCATGCACAGGGCGAACAGCAGGCCGCAGAGCATGAACGTCTTGCCGACCTGGCGCGGGATCGACAGCACCACGCCACCTACCGTCGAGGCGTACGTACCATCCTCGCGCTTGGCCAGCGCCAGCTTGGAGATCGCGACCTGGAACCAGTCAAAGCGGATGCCCATTCGGCGGTGCTGACGCTCCACCTCGGGCCATCCGGTAGAGACTATGCCCGACGGGTAGGTGACCTTGGCATGCTCAGATAGCCGCGGGGTCGAGGGCTTCGTCTTCGACGGGCTCGCCATCGGAATCCCTCCCGGCCACCGCCTTCATCGCATCGATCTCGCGGCCAATCTCCATCTGCCGGCGGGACAGCGACGCCATCTCTCGCGGCGGGCAAGTCGGGTCGTCGAGCACCTTGGCCAGCCGCCGGTGCATGGCCACCAGCTCGGCAAGTCGGTCCCCGGCATCCACTGCCTCGAGGATCGACATCGGCTTCGCAGGCGCCGGGGGCTTCTCACCGGGGGATACAGAGCGGAGTGCCGTCTTGCGCTTGGCAGGAGGCATCAGACACTCACCTCCGCCTGCGTGGGTGGGAAAAACGTCGGGGAGAGACCTCGCT